TTCACCAGCAGCCGCAGGTCTTATACGACTGCATGCTTCCGATGATTAACAGGTGTGCTTTCAGTGAGATCAAATATGACTCCGACGGGCAGATCCAAGGACGTTACAAAGATGTCTATGAGAAGGGGTTCATGTGCGCCTTTTTACGCTCCCTTGAGGTGTTGGTGAGTAAGGTGATAAATTCTCCCGATGGAAATGGTTGGTTGAGGTTGTTCGGCGGCCTCCCTTCTGGCGTCTGGACGACATCTCTGGTGAATTCTGTGTCGAACGTCGTAATGTCATTGTGTGTTTGGGCAAAATATTTCGGAATCACGATTGGGCACATGATTGAGTTGTGGCGCGCTGGTAAGTATCGCCTGAAGGTTTGTGGTGATGATGTCGTTGAGGTGATTGAACGGAAATTGCTTCCGGCGTTAGATCGTGCTAGGTATACGGCCATTTGGAAGATTATGTTCAACCACATAATCAAAGGCGATGAGATCAAAATTGTTACTAACCTTTTTGCCGATGTTGGAAGGGATAATCCCGTCCAAAACTGTCCGACCTTTCTTAAGTTCGCATTTACAGTCCGAGTTTGTGAGAAGCATGGTGGTGAAATATTGTACGTCCGAGATGAAAGGCAAGTCATTCCAAAAATCTTGGTTCCGGTGTCGACCGCACTTACTCCGAATTTGATCAGGGATAGGATAATTTGTGCTGCGTACACTTGTGGAGTCAACCCTAGGGTTTACAACTTTGCCAAGCTCGTGATGGACTCGATCGAAGATGAAATTGATTCGAGCAAAGACGATGAGGAGCCTGATCCTTTTAGCATGAAATCGGATGAATACACTGAAAAGATGAGGATGCGCGCCGAGCTATCAACCTGGGGAAATGTCACCTTGCCGACGAGGCAAGAAGTACTTGACAAGCATGGTTGCAACAGCGGAAGGGACTATCAATTCGCAAGCGCCTACAGGGACTTTCACACTTGCATTTCTAGTGATGTACCGGAGGTGAGCGATTATTATTTGTCTCGTCAGCACTACGATGGCAGGATCGGTTTCGACTCTCTTTAATGCCAATCCAATCTCTCCACTTGTTGCCATTTGGCTTTAAATTTCCAGCAAGGAATAATCAGGGTGTAATCAAATCCCAACCT